TACCTAAAGTTGAAGTTGAAAAAATACTTGGTGACTTTCTAATGGCTATGATAAAAGAACAGATGGATCAGAAGAATCTTTTATTTAGAGGTGGCGAAGACGAAATGAAAAAGGCGATAGAGCCAGAAACCTATACATATTCCCAACAATTACAGGATGAAATAGAGCCGATACAGGATGACTCTTGACTTTTAACTTTATTAAGGTTAGAATATAACTATGCGTATTGAAGAAACTATAATATCTAATTTATTTCAGAACGATGAGTTTACTCGTAAAGTGACTCCCTTTATTAAGGGAGCATATTTTGCTGAACGAAGTGAACGAATTATATTTGAAGAGTTTGAAAAGTTATTCTTACAATATAATCAGGTTCCTAATTCTGAGATGGTTGCTAACGAAGTCTTTGCTCGTAAAGATTTATTTGAAGATGAGCATAAAAATATACAAGAGACTCTTGAGGATATGAAAGAAATGCAATCAGTAAACGATAACTGGTTGTATGATAAAACTGAAGAATGGTGTAAAGAACGAGCA